CGAACGGGCGAAGCTGGGTCTATGAAACAGATCCTGATCGCCATCGACCAGCTTGCCAACACCGTCATTGGCGGGTGGGCAGACGAGACGTTGAGCAGCCGTGCATGGCGCGAGGAACGGCGCGTTTTGATCGCCGTCATCGACGGGCTGTTCTTCTGGGAGGAAAACCACTGCGAGGCCAGCTACATCAGCGAGCGTGAGCGCATGCAGCTTCCACCGGAGTTTCGCGCCTAGCCGTCGAATCGCTTGGCACGTCCGCATAATTGAGCAATTCTCAATGGGGGCATCATGGCCGGATTCAAACTCAACCGATTTTCCGGGCTGCGACCACGCATCCCTGAGTCGCTGTTGGGCGACAGTGATGCCACCGTCGCTCAGAACTGCGACTTTGCCTATGGCGAACTGCGCAACACCAAAGGCGGGTGGGCCTACCTCTCGCTGACCAACACACCGGCTGGCCTCTACACCGACGACGGCCTGACGTTCTTCTCATGGACGGCAGACGTGAATGCCGTTCGCTCGCCGCTGGCCAATGACACGTTCAACCGGATGTACTACACCGGCGACAACGGATTCAAGGTAGCCAACCGGCTGGGCACGCGCATCAATGGCGGGGCGCCTTCCTCGTCCTACCTCGTCGGCGTGCCGCGCCCGACCGTTGCCCCCGTGTTGTCGGCCTTGCCGCCTACGCCGGTCAATGCCTCGAACGCGAACATCACGTTCCGCTTCCACTGGGAGTACGGCGGGATCAAGTATCAGGAGCAGGCCATCACCCCCACGGCGCAGGGTGACGCCACGTACCGCTTCACGCCGCCCGCCATTGCGGCCAGCACACCGGCCACGGCCTTCCCAGTGCTGCGCATGACCGCCACGTGGAAAAGCGACAGTTCGCAAATCTTCGATCTCTACACCGGCAACTCGTCATTCAACGGCGCGGCCAGCGGCTTGTACAGCCTGGACATGACCAAGGACGCGGGCGACACGACGACCACCTACACGGTGACGCTGGCTATGTCGGTCAAGGAGTCCGACAAGGAGACGCGGGCCTACGTCTATACCTACGTGAACACCTACGGCGAGGAAGGGCCGCCCAGCCCTCCTGGGCTTGTGACGACTTCGCCGATCATCGGCGTGTCGGTCAATGCCGTGAAGGATGCCATCACCGGCTACGCGCCGATCAAGGAAATCCGCATCTACCGCACCCCCACGGGTTCGACCATTGCCGACTACTTCTATGTCGGGACGCTGGGCGTGCTCTCCGGCTCCGGCACCTTCATCTTCACGGACAACGTGAAGGGCGAGATGCTCAACGAGTCGCTGTCATCGACCGAGTATTACCCGCCCAACCAGGCGCTGACCGGGTTGATGCAGTTGCCCAACGGCATCCTGTGCGCGTGGCTGGGCAACGAACTGCACTTCTCCGAAGCCTACAAGCCGTGGGCGTGGCCACCGAAGTACGTCAAGACGCTGCCGACCAACATCGTCGGCGGCATCGTGCATGGCTCCGGCGCCGTGGTGACGACCCGTTCCCACCCGCATCTGGTGTCTGGCGTCTCGCCGGATTCCATGACCGTGAGCAAGATCAACGTCGATCAGGCCGGCTCCAGCAAGTGGGCCATTGCCGTGGTCGACGGCGTGGTGATGTACGCCAGCAACGACGGGCTGGTGGCGCTGACCGGCGCATCGGCCAGTCTGATGCAGGGGCAGAAGTTCTTTACCCGCGAAGTCTGGCGGCAACGCTACGGCGCGGGCCTGTCCTCGATGCGCTTTGCTGTGTGGGACGGACGGCTGGTGGTGTTCTCGTCATCGGGCGCCTTCACGCCGTTCATGATCCGTTTCGACGAAGCAGACGGCACCATGACCGATCTGCCGACCTTCGCCGCGCAGTGCGCTTTCGTCAGTCCGCTGTCAGACCAGTTCTACTACGCCAGCGGCAACACGCTGCACCAGTTCAACGGCGGTACGGACATTGCGGCCACGTGGCAATCTGCCGAGCGCGTGCTACCGCGCCCGCTGAACTTCGGCGTGGCGCAAGCACTGGTGGAGGGCAACTGGTCGCTGGAGCTGTGGGCCTACGTGAAGAACCCGACCACGGGCGCCTTCGAGTACCAGTTGAAGCACACCGAGGCGCTGGCCGGAGGCCTCAAGAACTTCCGCCTGCCCGGTGGGTACGAGTCCGACCGCTACCGCATCAAGATCGCGGGCGCCGGTCGATTCCGTGAATTGCGCGTGGCGCAGACCTTCCGCGAGCTATCCACCCTATGAGCACAACACAGACAAATCGTGGCGTTCCTGGCATCCCATTGGGGGCAATGGATGCCGTGCAGGACGAGAATGCCAGAATTGTTCTTCAGGCAATCGTAGATGGATTGAATGTCCGCAATGGAGCAACCGGCGCAGGTGACATGGCTTTTGTCACACGAGGCGAACTTGCCGGAAGTCAGTCCGCGCTGTCGATGGGCCTCTCGCGCCAGATCGACGACTACACGACACAGGTTCGCAAAATCACGCCGGGGATGATTAGCCAGGTCATCAACGATCTGCAAGCCCAGATCATGGAGTCCAAGCTGTTCAAGGATCTCGGCGAGCGAGTGAATTTGATCGACAAACCTGGCGGCATCTTCGACCGTCTTGAGGCGGCTGAACTGGTGCTGGTGCAGGAAACGAACCAGCGCATCGAGGGAGACACGGCCCTATCGGCAAGGCTGGACGTAATGGGCACGCGAGTCGGTACCGCCGAAGCGGCCATCTCAACCGAGACAACCCAGCGCGTCAATGCCGACAACGCCATCCAGCAGACCATCAGCACGCAGTACGCCGCCGTCAACAACAACCTGTCGCTGCTGCAATCGAGCCAGACCACGACCGCCAACAACGTCGCTGCGCTGACCACGACCATGCAACAGGTGCAGGCCCAGGTGGGCGCCAATGCCGTGGCCATCCAACAGGAGACACAGGCCCGCGCCGCCGCCGATGGCACCCTGTACGCGCAATGGACGCTGCGCGTGGATGTGGCAGGCCGGGTGTCGGGCTTCGGCCTGGCCAGCGATGCGAACGTCTCCGACTTCATTGTGCGGGCCGACCGGTTTTCTATTGCGAGCCCGAGCGCGACGGATGGCATCACGCCTAAGATTCCGTTCATCGTCGCCACTACAGACCAAGTAATCAACGGGCGCATCGCACCGGCGGGGGTTTATCTCGAAGAGGCATTTATCAAAAACGGAACCATCACCAATGCAATGATCGGCGTGGCGGAAATTGACACGCTAACCATTCGCGGCAGTGCTGTAACAGTTCCGGTTGTTTCCAGACAATCAGGGATAATACAAGGGAGTGGGCTTCAAAATTTTATCTTGATAAATGAAGCATGGATAACGCTTGACCAGCCAGGTTATATTTATGCGCATTGCCTCGCAGCTCAATGGTACGGCACTGGCATTCGATATTGGAACATGAAGATAGAAATATCGAACGACTGGGGAATGATAATAGGGGGTCAGTCAGTTACTGTTGCTCCGGCGGTTGTCGTCACAAAATACAAGCCTGCTGGCACGTACTATGTGCGCGTATGGTGGGCCGGAGAAGATAGTGGGGTTCGTGTTTCTGAATCCGAACTCTTCATTATGGGGGCAAAACGATGATCTGTTTCGTTGCGTTCGATGCCAAAACTGGCGTTATTCTAAGGACGGGAGTTGCGCAAGATGAATGGCACGCAGCCAAAGGTGGCGGCGCCTTGATTCTTTCCGAAAAAATAAACGTCCGCGAAGAAACCCATTATGTCGATATTCGTACTGGGGAAATTGTTCAAAAGCCGCCAAAACCTGGGCAGCATTTTGAATGGAACCAAGCACAATTAAAATGGATTCCCAATTCTGGATTGGCGGCGCAGACCGTCGTTTTGCAGCGCAATGAATTACTCGCCGCGTCCGATTGGACTCAATTGCCGGATGTCACGCTGAATACCAAGGAGGCATGGGCAACCTATCGTCAGGCGCTACGGGACATCACCGACCAGCCGGGATTCCCGCTCAATGTTGCCTGGCCGCCCAAGCCGTCGAATTGACCGGGCCGGGGGAGAATTTCGCAATGCAGATCCACGTCCAGACGCCCACAGCCTCTTTGATCGTCGATCCTTTCCATACGGAAAGGTTCGGCAGCTTCATGGCTGCCGTGAAAGCTACGCTGTTGCATCCCAAGGTGATGGAGCGCATCGAGGAAATCGAGCGCGTGATGCTGGAGCATGACCAGATGGATTGCCCGGTGATTCACCGTTTTGGGCCGGGTGTGTATATCCGGGAAATCACCATGCCAGCAGGCGCTTTTGTCGTCGGTGCGCATCACAAGGAAGAACACCTGAACGTCATGCTGAAAGGCCGGGTGACGGTGCTGAACGAGAACGGCACCACGACAGAATTGGTTGCGCCCATGGTGTTCGTCGGCAAGCCGGGGAAGAAGGTGGGCTATGTCCATGAGGAAGTCGTCTGGCAGAACATCTATGCCACCGATGAAACCGACGTAGAGGCACTGGAAGCGAGGTATGTCATCAAGGGCATCGCCTGGGAGACGGACAACGCCAAGCGCCGCCCAAGCCTGCAAGACGAGTTCGACCGCAACGACTACTGGCGCATGCTCAATCAGTACGGCATCCCGCATGACGTTGCCAGAGCGCAGTCAGAAAACGCCACCGACTTGATGCCGTTTCCTCACGGTGGCTACAAAGTGATGGTGACTGACTCCACGATTGAGGGGCGCGGATTGTTCGCCACTGCCGCCATTGAGGTAGGCGAGGTGATAGCGCCAGCACGGATTGGCGACAAGCGCACACCGGCAGGCCGCTACACCAACCATTCGGCATGTCCGAATGCTGAATTCGTCCTGCTGCCGAATGGCGATCTGAACCTTGTCGCCCTTCGGCCAATCTCCGGGATGAAAGGCGGCAGGCCCGGAGAAGAAATCACCATCGACTACCGGCAAGCACTTGAAATAAGGAAACGGCTATGTCATCAGCAATCACAGCAGTAGTCGCGGGGGCCGTTGTCTCGTCGGCGCTTGCAGACGATAACGGGGCCGAGGCGGCAAACAATTCTGTTGCAGACGCCAATGCCTTGCAGGCGCAGATTTCCCGTGACCAATGGAACCGCTACAAGGAGATTTACGAACCCCTTGAGCGCCAGATGGTCGATGAGGCGCAGGACTATGCCAGCCCTGAGAACTACGCCAAAGCAGCCGGCGAGGCTTCGGCCACCGTCAGCCAGCAGTTCAGCAAGGCCCGCGACCGGCTGACCCGCACCCCCGGCCTCGATCCGTCGAGTGGCGCTTACCAGTCAAGCCTGGTGGGGCTGGATCTGGCGCAGGCGGCCAATGACGCCACGCAGCAGAACCTTGCCCGCAAGAACGTGACAGACACGGCCTATGCCCGCAAGCAGTCCGCGCTTGGGCTTGGAAAAGGTTTGGATTCGACCGCCGCCAGTGGAATGTCGAGTGTTGCCAGTAGCAATCTGTCATTGGCCAATGCCATGCAGCGCCAGTCGAATGCAGAGGCACAAGCCGGGGGGCAACTGGCAACTGGCTTGGTCAAGTCCACCAGCAACTGGCTCAACAACACGAACACCACCAGCAAACCAGCCGCTACACAGGTCGATACGAATTCGTATTTCGACAGCGGCACCATGTTCGCGTAAGGGGAAATCATGAGCAAACTTGGCCTTGCATTGATCGGCGGAAGTGCCGCACTCAACGAATATGAGCGCCTGGAGGACAGGGACACCGCCCGCAACCGCGCAAAGCAACGCTTTGACTGGGAGCAGCAACGCGCCCAGTCTGAGCTTTCCACGCTGCCAGACAAGACGGCAGCCGACCGCAGCGGCTACCAACTGCGCGGAAAGCAGAACAATGCCAATATCGGATTGGTTGATGCCCAGACCGAGAACGCCACGAAGAAGCTGGAAATTGAAGGTGCTGGCCTGGATGCAGCAAAAGCACGGCAACCTGACGAAATTGCAGCGCAGGCCAACAAGGCTGTCGTAGCGAAAACGCTGTCCGAATTCGATGTTGAAAACCTACCTCGTGTCATTGCTGAAAAGAAGCTGCAAGGCACGTTCAGCGATGCCGATGTGTACACCACGTCGATTTCCAAGCTGGCCGACTTGCTGGCGACCAACGACCAGAACGCAGTCATCCGGTTCATGAACGGGATGAATGATGCGGGCGTGTTCGGCAAGCAGCATGCGCCGGTTGCCTCTGTCACCATCCAGCAAGACCCGACGACAAAAGAAAATGTTTTTGTCGCCACCGACGCCAGCGGCAGGCCGGTCATGCAGATGGGCGCCAGTCAGATGAAACGCATCCGGGATTCCATCGGCAAGACTGATCTCAAGGTCATCAACGCGGGAGATACCCTTGTCGGCGTGAAAGGTGGCCAAGCTACCCCGCTTTACACCGCGCCAGAATCGCTCAAGAGCACGATGGCCCGCCAAGGCCCGCTGGAGCGGGATGTGAATTACCTCGTCACGCAACACGGCATGAGCAAGGATCAGGCGCTGGCCCACTTGAATTCGGCCAAGACCATGACCCGCGAACAGTTCATCCTCAAGAGCGTGCAGGACAGCATTGCCATGGGCAAGAAGCCGACAAGCGAGGAAGTGGCCAACTTCGGCGCTTTGTACGACAGCGCACGGCAGGCACCCGCCGCGCAACTAGGCAGGCAGCCAGCAGCGCCCGCGTCGAATTCCCCGGCGCCGGCTAACCTTGATCCGCAGATTAAATCCCTACTCGGCATCCCTTAACGATAAAGGCGCCTCATGGAACCGACCCAGAACCTGTCCGATTTTTTTTCTAACAATGCACAAGGTTCTGGGGGTTCTCCCGGAACTTCGCTTTCCGGCTTTTTCGACTCCCAAGCCAAGCCCAAGACACCCGCCGCGCCGCAAGGCCGCGTCTCCGACGTGTCGGCCATCATCGCCCAAGAGGGCGCCGATCATCTCAAGCCGGTGATCGAGGCCATCTACAAGCAGGAATCCGGCGCCGGGAGCAATGCCCGCACCAGCATCGACGGCGCACAAGGCGGCATGCAAGTCATTCCCGCCACCTTCCAGCGGTACGCCAAGCCTGGTGAGCGCATCGACAACCCGGACGACAACATGCGCGTCGGCGTGCGCATCATCAAGGATCTGGCCCGCCGCTTTGGCAACGATCCCGCCAAGATCGCAACCGGGTATTTCTCCGGCGAGGGCAACGTCAATCCGGGCCAAGGCAGCGCCTGGAAGAACGACCGGGCAGACGGCAATGGCAAGCGTGTCTCCGGCTACGTGGCCGACATTCTGGCCAAGGTGGGCGGCATCTCCGAAGCGCAGGCCGCACAGCCTGCCGCTTCCAAGC